TTGCAATATTTCACTACCTATAATAACGCTTGTGCTAAATGTATAATCTTCTGAACGCATTAAATAAAACCTTTTATCTAAGCTCTTATATGTTACACTTCCGTCGTCTTTTACTTCTTTATCCCATAACTTATAGACGTTGGTTTCTTTTGGTAGTTCATTACTTGGTAACTTTTCAGGCGCATATATTTTAGACTTAACAACGTCTTTGCTATCCTCTAAATTTACGTTATCAATAAATATGCTACCATTATAATAATCGCTTTCGTCGTCGTTATATTTATATAAGAAATTATTTTGTTGTGCATAACCCCCATATATATACTTCTCACTATCTAAACTAACAAACTTATTTTTATTACTACTCCAGTCCTCAATGTTAGGCTCTTGTAATAATTCGTAAAGCGTTAAAAATCTATAACTATTATCGTATTTGTTTTTAAAAGGCGTTAATCCAAATCGGTTTAATACCATTTTTAAAAAGTCTTTAGTATCAAAATCGATTAATGTTTCGTTAAAATCAACATCAAAACCACTTAAAAAACTATAAGTAATATTACCACTATTAAAAGAAACGATATTTATTAAGTAGTTAGAGCTTACTTGTAGTTTTATAATATCTCCTGCGTTTAATTGTAGGTACATAGGACTAACACCGTAGTTAAATGTTCCTGATTTTAACACTCCCTTATCCACACCATTTACATAAACTTTTAACTCCCAATCTACATTACCTACATTGTTTCCGTCATCTTCTCCTTGCACCGTTATACTTAAATCGGTATCAACTAGGTATGTTCCGTTTGCTGGCACTACATAGCCTATATCATTATTTAAAAACTGACCGTCAGTTGGTGCATTACTTCCGTGTACTACATCAACATCAAATAAACCTCCTTGCAATACTGATAAATTATTAAAAGTATTAGTATAATATTGTTCAGGCGTTGGCGTTTCGTCAAGCGTTCCTTTAGGATAAGTTAAATAAAAGTTTTGAAATGCAAAAGTATTAAACACTTGACCGCTATAAGTAAATCCATAGGTATCAAATATCTTATCCCATAAATAACTAACCTTAATACTAGGCGTTAAATAGTCTATATTAATTTTATTAGTATCATATAAGGCTTTCCCATTATAGTCTGCTAATATGTACTTATACGCCTTGCTATCGTTAAAGCTACCTAACACATTGTCTAACGTTTTAAAGTGGTTTGCTTCACTAAGGTTTAAACTACTAAGGGTTTTGTTTTCTATTACCTTATATAAGTCTATATTACCATCTACTATATTAACGTTGTAACCGTCTTTACTTTCCTTTATTACCGCCCAGCCATTATAAACTAAACACTCCTCGTTTTCTGAATATAAATAAGCGTTATTACGTTGGTAAGGTACGTTTGAAGTGTTACCATTAACACCTAATAAATTAAACGCCTTTATATTACTTGCTACTTTAGGTATTTTAAAAGTCGCTGAATAGTTAGACTGTCTGTACTCTAACTCTACAATGTCATTAACTTGTAATGTTCTTGTTATTTTAGAGTCTTCATCTAATTGTATGTTATAACCGTTAATTATTAACCTCATAAACTTCTAGTTACATTTTTAGGCAATCCAAACTCGAAGTCAAATGCGTATAAATCACTTCTTGAATTATCTATTTTAAAACTCCCTGACTTTAATTCTACTTCTAACCAATCGTTAGTATTGTTTTTTGCAAATGGTACACCGGTAAATAAATACACCTTAGAACTATCCAACAAGTCCTCTAACGTCGTTTTATAGTTTTCTGATACCCTTTGCACTCTCGTCTTAATAACCTCGTTAGAGTCTTTCCCTAAACTTACATACGGACTAATAGTATTCTCAACATTTTCGGTATCGTTAAACAACGCCCCTCTACTACTTGTTTTTTTTGTTGCCTGCCCCTTGTTAAATAGCCAATAGTTCCAACCTCCTAAACTATTAACCCACTTAATATAAACACCGTTAGGACAATGTCTAGTATCTTTGTAAACGTTTACGTTAAATTCGTTTAATCCGTTATCAATTACAATGTCATTAATACCGTCGCTAAATGGTAGCAGGTCTTCTATCGTGTTATCTGTTTGTCCGTCTGAAAAGACTAAGCGTGTTACCTTGTTTCCTGTTGCTACAAATGTACTGTTAAGTAAGTTATTGTTATTGGTTAGAGTTATATCTAAACCATTATTAAATAGCGTCATATCAAAAGGATAACCATACCAATACTTAACAAATTGGTTATAATAGGCGTTACCGTTTGGCTTTTGTATCATACCAATAACGTTAGTTAGTAGGCTGTTCGGCGGGTATGTTGTTTTCCATTCTTTAAGATTAACATAACCACTCAGCCAATCAGTAGTCCAGTTGTTAGTTTCTATTGTATCATTTGATAAAAATATCTTAGTTGTAATAATACTCTCTAAGTATATTTTATCCCAATTATAAACGTATGATAAAGCTAAATTAACATCTAGGTTATCTGCGTAATTATCTACATTTAAAATCGTAGACATTAACTCTTTATAGTTGTATCTGAATATTCCGTTAGGGTTTGGGTATATAGTTACTAAATTACCTGATACTATCAGTTGTGCCTTTGTTGGTGCTATACCACTATCACTATAAAACTCAACCACATTATTATTAAATGTAAGATTGAGTCTATTCGCTTGTAGTTGTTTGTTAAATACTATTGCCATTTATACCATTTCTTTTATTAACGTTACTATCTCTGTTGTATAGGTTATCATTTGCGCCTCTCCTACTTCGTTTATTATCCTTTGTATTCTTTCGTCTGTAACCACATCACTAATCAAATCAACACCTCCGTAACCCTCACGCTTCCAACCCTCTCTCGCTATTTTACGAGCAATTAAAAACGCTAATTGGTTTTTAGTTATCTCTCCATTTAATCTGTTTGCAATACCTTTGTCCTCTATCCATTGCTCAATCATATTGATAGGTGGAAACTTACCGCTTTGCCTACCAGTCTCTAATTGCTGTGAGTAATCATAACCTAACAGCTTAACGTTTAAATCACTTACAACAACTTCTAAGCCATCCGCAAACTTACCACTTGCACGCATTCCCTTAGCATCATAAGCCTTTATTAAATCTTCTTTAAGGCTCTCAAACTCGACTGAAAGTATTTCTTTACTCATAAACCTTTACACTATAAGTAACCCACAACCCGCTCAAATTAGCATCTAACACGTCAACTGCATCGATACTATCAAACGTTAATACATCCATATCCTCACAATATTCCAACTGCGTTTCTAAAGTGTTTAATTGATTAATTAAAGGCTCTATTTTAGTTTCGTATTTATTATTAGTTTGATTACTATCTGTATTATTATAATAATCTTGTGCAAATTTATCAGGTCTTACAAAGAAAAAATTACCTCTATAATCTCTACTGCTTGTGCTATTATTCTGCTTACTTCGTGTTGGTGGAAACATTAAGAAATGTGTTAAATCAGGCTCTAAATCTCCACCTTGGTCAATAAGGTTTAAGTGCGACTTATTACCATAGTGAAACTTATATCCTAACTTATCACAAATACCCTCAAACGTTCTTACAATATCCATTAACAGTATATTTTAATTCCTTTATATTCTCCTTTGTCGTTTAACTTGCTTTTTATATCTAAGTAAATAGCATCTTCAACCTTTATGCTAACGTCGTCTAAAGTCTTACCTTGTTCTGACAATGCCACTACATTTATGCTGTCAATAAACTCTGTCAATATTTTTTCTGCTTCGTTCATTACTTCTGTTTAGATTTTAATTTATTATATTCCATTTCTACTTGACCTTGTTTATTATTCATTCGCAATAAATATATTACCTCTTGATACGCTTTGTTTCCTAGCTCAAAAGGATAACCTCCGTATATCTTTGCTAACTGACTTAAAGGCAATACATCCGCAAACTCATTTAACTCATTACCTCCTGCGGTTTCCCAGAGTCCATAATCTGAATCTATACTCTGCAATAATCTTACTTCATTATTTTTCAAATTTACGAAAAATTCTTCAATATATTTCTTTAATATAAAAAAATTTTGTATAGGCATAGACAAATATTGCACTTTTGTTATATCTAAAGACTTTGTAAATATAAATTCTAAGTTTGGATTAGGCTTTGTAATCTCTTTAAACAACATTTTAACGTCGTTATAGCTTAACCCTTGTATATTTACCTTAATTAATTCTTTAGGCTTTACATGGCTTAAAAAAGACGTATATTGTATCTGTATAGATATTGGAGAGTTTAAAAACTCTTTCAATGATATTTGTTTCATAATCTAATGTTTAAAGATTTAGATTTAGTCATTAACTCATCATAAACCGAGTAAGATGTTAAGTCAATATGCTCGTCGTGTTTAGCATTTGGGAACGTTCCTACTTGGTTTAAAAATGATTCATTCCATACTCCTTGAACTAAGAATACACGACCACCCTCTAAGTAAGGAGATACAGTCCTAGAACGCTCAATCTTAGACATCATTACTAAATCGTTTTTAATCTCTGATACGTTTAATCCTGTTTGACTTTTAAGCAATTGCGCTAAACTCTTACCACTTGCTTTTGGCTCTATTCTTATAATTGAAACATGGACACCTGACGCTTTAATATGTTCAGGAATAAAACGCATAAGTTCAGGCATTTCCAAATACTTATCAATCGAACTAAGTATATAAACGTCATTACCATATTTACCAGTTATTTGTATTCCTGTTGGGTCGTTAGCGGTATTCTTTGTATAAGCTCCATCAATGTACATCTTCCAATTAATACCCTTAGGTATCGCTTGACGTGGTACAATATTAAACCAGTCCTTTTTCCATTCTCCACCCTCATCAGGCGCAGGTGTTTGCATATACTGACCTGCAAACGTATAACTATTAGCTTGTCTTATTTGCTCTAATTCTGCAAAGTTATGCTTATCCTCCCATAAAGGGTTGTTATCTTCATCTAATGCAGGAAGACATAAGTGTTCCCATTTTTCGCCTGAACCACCATTTAACAAAAATCCACTTAAATCCTCCTCATGTAGTCTTTGCATAATAACCACTATAGGTGTTTTCCTATCATTTACACGGGACCTAATCGTATTATTATACCTTTCTATTACTGCTTTACGTTTAACCTCGCTAAATGCGTCATCAGGTTTATGTGGGTCATCTATTATAATAGCACCGCCAAATATTTCACTATCAGCAATACCAGCACCAAATCCTGTAATAGCACCACCTGATGCAGTAGCATAAACACCACCTCCAAACTCATTAAACCATTTACCTTTTGATTGAGCATCCTTTTTTAAAGTCATTTGCCAAAACTTCTGATAAGCTTCTGACTGGATATACTCTTTTGATTGACTTGAATTGTCTAAGGCTAGACTATC